CGCCGCCGTAGGACGTGGGCACCACATAGACCTCCTGGCGGTAGGCCACGAAGGTGCCCTGGCTGGTGCCGGCCTCCCACAGGTGCACCTCGTAGGCGTAGGTCTTCAGGCTGTCGTCGGTCTTCTGGCCGTCGATGATGGCCTGGAGCTTCTCGAACAGCGCGTCGCCCACCACGGCGTAGTACGGCTCGGCGCTGGCGCTGATCTCATAGCCGCTGTGGGTGAAGGTGTTCTCGCCCAGGATGTTCTGCTTCTGCTCGGTGTTGGGGTTCAGCTCCACGTTGAACTCCTCCAGGTCCGCGCCCAGGCGGTAGAGAGACGGGGTCTCTCCCATGAAGGAAGCGTCCAGGAAGTGGGCCATGTACTTCCGTGCGATCTTGCCGGTGATGGTATCGGGCATGTGTCATTCTCCTTTCGGTTTTACGCGGCCACCTTGTAGGTGACCTTGATCTGTATCTGGTAGCGCGCGAAGGCGCTGCCCATGGAGATGGGATAGCCGGTGAGGGTAGGCACGATGGCCACCACCTCGCCGCCCTCCCAGTCGGGGAAGTCCCTGGCGTTGTTCCGGTCCATGATCCAGGCGGACACGGCCTGCATCAGCGCCAGGTTGTCAAGGTTCTGCTGGGCCTGGGGGCCGTAGGGCTCGCGGGAGGCGAACACGAAGTTCTGCTCCTGCTTTTCCCGCAGCTTCATCTCGCCCAGGATGTTCTCCCGGTACTTCAGCGCGGTGGGCACGGCATCCAGGGAATAGCTCTCCTCGTCGCCGAGGTAGTCCGCGCCGAAGCGGCGATCCCGCTCCAGGGCAGGGCACTGCCGCAGCCAGGTCCGCAGGGAGGCAGAATTGTTCGTGCTCATGGGTTATCCTTTCACGGCCTTCCGGGCCTCGTCCAATATGTCGTTAAGTCTGTCGGCCTTCATGCGGTCAAACCAGCGGGGCCCCGCCATGGGGTTCTGGCTGGTGTCGTAGGTCAGCTCCCGGTCGGTGGGGTACTTCTTCGGCGGGCTGAAAAAGCCCATCAGCATGCCGTCCTTGATGATCGGGAAGTTCGGCCCGTACACGATACCCATGTACTGGTAATGGGCGTAGGGCGTGTTCCAGATGACCTGACCGCTGCCGATCTCGGTGGACGCCTGGGCGGAAAACTCCAGGGTCCGGTCCGGGCTGGCCGGGGTGTAGGGCTGGCAGTAGTCGATGACCCGCTGGTCGATGATCTGCTGCACCCGTCCGCCGTCGTCCAGCCCCAGCTGGGCCAGGATGTCGTCGGGGTCCAGGTGGGCGTCCAGCCTCGAAGTGATGCCAAACATCAGGTCCCCACCACCCGAACATGGGGAGCGCGGGGCGCTCGCCGGCTGTTGGTGACGGCCAACACGGTCATGAAGTCGCCGCCGTAGGCCTTCTTCAGCTTCGCCGGGGTCGGGCTCTCCGCTCCGGAGGCGTCGCCCTTCACGATGACGTCGCCGTTCTTCAGCACCAGGCCCTCGGGGTAGACCTCCGCGGGGATCCGCACGGTGACCTTGTTGGCGGCCACCAGCCCGCCTTTGGAGGCGTCCACCGTGGAGGCGTCCGTGGCGTACCAGGACACGTCCTTGATGACGGTGGGCGTCCAGACGTCGTCGCCCTGTTCCGGGTCGACGCGGGCGGTGAAGATGGTGATGGTCTCGTCGCACAGCTTCATCACATCACCCCGCGATACAGCAGCGGCACGCCGTCGTCGTCCTTCACGCCGTAGAGCAGCTGGCGCACCTCGGCGGTCAGCTGCCTTTCGACGTTGGCGGTCTGCTCGGCGGCGCTGCCGTAGCTTTCGGAGTAGCCGTCGGTGGAGAAGGAGGCCACCAGGGGCGCGCCGGCCTGGGCGTCCACGCCCACAGCGCTGTCGGCCTTGATGATCGACACCATGGCCAGCTTCACGGCCTCGGGGACCTCGGCCATTTTCTCCACGCGGCTGTCGGTCAGGTAGTCGATCCGCTTCCGCGCCTTGAACTCGGCCAGGGCGAAGTTCCCCTCCTCCATGGTGCCGCCGTACATGGCGTATTCGTCATAGGTCAGGTACATGGTTTCCTCCCTTCGGTCGGAAAAATGAGGAATGAGGAGTGAGGAGTGAGGAATGTAGAATGTGGCTGCCGCGCCGACTTTCATTCCTCATTCCTAATTCCTAATTCCTCATTTCTCCCGCGGCTTAGCCGCGGGAGATGATGCGGGCCAGCGGGATGGCCTTGGAATCGAAGTAGCCGGTGCCGGCGGTGTCCTTCACCAGGGCCCAGCGGGCGGCGGTCTCCAGGTTCGCGTCGGTGGGGCTGATGATGGGCGTGCTGGGCTGCACGAAGCTGAAGCCCCTGGGGGCGAACAGCTTGCGCTGGCGGGTGATCAGGTACTCCTGGCCGCCCTTGGTCAGCGGCTGACGGTACACCTCGGAGGGCACCGCCGCGCCACAGTCGCAGTAGTCGAAGGCGCCCGCGCCCAGCACGTAGGTGGTGTACTTGTTGTAGGCCGCCTCGCTCTGGGTGGCGGCCACGGCCTCCACGGGCACGTCGTCGTCCACCAGCACAGTCCTGCCGTTCCAGGTGGCCAGGGACAGGTCGCGCTGCACGCCGTTGGCGTCGGTGTACTTCAGGTACTCCAGCAGCTCCAGGTTCTCCAGGTTGGTGGCGACCACGGAGTGCATGATGGCCACGGTGAAGATGTCCTTGTTCGCGCCGGCGGCCTTCTGGATGGCGCTGTTGAGGGTGCCCGCGCCCACGTTGGGCTCGGTCTCGGCGGTGATGTCCAGGGTGTGGTCGGTGTTGAAGCTGTTGGTGGTCACGCCGAAGACGCCCTTCAGGATGGCCAGCAGGGTGGCCTGGTCCACGTCGTCCCAGTAGTCGGCGACCTGGGCGGCGATGTCGGCCATGAAGTCGTGGCCGGTGATGTCCTGGGAGAAGTCCTTCTCCATCCAGGCCTTGGCGCGGCCCACCACGATCATGGACTGGAGGAAGGTCTCCAGCTGGGTGGCGGTGATGTCGGTGTTGCCGTCGTAGTTCAGCGCCGTGCCGCCGATCAGGCCGGTCATGGGCACGGAGATGAAGTTGCCGCCGGTCTGCTCCACCAGCATGGTCTTCAGGTCGGGGCGGCCCCGCAGGATGCCCGCCTTCAGCAGGGCGTTCTGCTTGACGCGGGGGACCGTCTCAAGGTACTTGCCGAACACCTCGGCGTTGAAGTTCTTGGAATCAAAAACGCTCATAGTATGCTCCTTTCAAATGCTGTCGGGGGATGGTGGCGCTTGATAAGCGCCGCTACACCCCTACTTCCCGATCTGGGAGATGTCCACCTGTTCGCCGGCGTTGGCGCGCTTCATGGCCTCGGCCAGGGTCAGCTTCGCGCCGGGGGCGGGGTTGCCGCCCGTGGGCAGCACCACCGTGGGGGCGGGCTTGCCGGGCGCCGGGTTCGGGTTGGGGTCGGCGGGGGTGAAGTATTCCTCGTACTGTTCACGGATGCCCGCCAGCTGTTCCTGGAGGGGTTTCGCGCCCTCCCCGCGATCCACCAGGCCGTAGACCATCTCGAAGAACTTGGGCTTCACGCCCTCGAAGTCCTTGCTCGTTCGCGCCGCCTGCATGGCCTTGTAGGCGTCGAAGTCGCCCAGCAGGGCCTTGTATTCGTCGCTCTCCTTCGGGTCCGGGGTGGTGATGCCCTTTTCCCAATCGGCCTTGGCAGCCTCCACAGCCGCCTCCTGGGCCTGCTGCGCCGCCGATTTGGAGACGTAGCCGTCGTCCAGCGCCCGGCCGTACAGGCTGTAGACCTGCTCGGTCCGCTGCTGGGGGGTGAGGTTTTCGTCCTCCATGATCTTGTTCAGCGCGTTCCTGGTAAAGATGCCTGCCATATACTCCTCCTTTTTACGGTCAGTGAAGAGATTGACCGTTCGCGTGATTATCGTCCCGCCGGACGTGATGGGGTCCAACCGTTGAAAAGTCCCGCCGTGGTCCGCTGGCTTTCGCCTCGCGTGGCGGGCTCTTATCTGAAAAGGCAGCTGTTCGGAATTTCCGAACGACTGCCTTGATCAGCTCGGTCCATATTCGCGCTCTCGCCGTCTCCGCCTGCCGGTGTCCTTCTCGAACTTGTTTAGTCTGTCGTCGGCCCGGTGGAGCTTGTCCAGGGCGGCCTTGGTGACCGGGGCGTCCGCCCCCTGGGCCTTGGCGGCGGCGTACTCCAGGCGGGCCTTCCGGAAGTCCCGCTCCAGCTTCCGCTGCTTCTGGCTCTGGGCGTAGGTCTCGGCGTTCTGGGCCTCGGTCTGGTTCAGCGCCGGCACCTTCGATGCGCCGGGGATGAACAGCATGGGGTGATGGCCGCAGTTGATGCCGAACAGGCCCGCGGGCTCGCCGTAGGTGGTCTCGCTCTGGGCGTAGACGTGGACGGGGTTGCCGTCGCCGTCGGTCACGTCCCGGGCGAAGTCGGTCCGGGAGATCACCTTACACTGCCAGGGGTAGCAGAGGGGGCGGGCGCCGGGATGCTGGGAGACCAGATACAGGTCGTTCCCGTAGTCCTGGTTCCGCTCCCAGAAGGCGGCCCGGCTGACGTTGTGGTAGGTGGATCTCATGGTCATGGCCACGTAGGTGTCGGGCTTCCAGTGGTGGCCGCTCTGATCCACGAAGCCGGTGAGGCCCTCGGCCAGCAGCCTGTTCGTCGCCAGCTTGAGGGCGCTGTTGAAGGATTCCACCCCGGACAGCACCTCGCCGGTGGCGGCGTTGATGGTGCCCCGGGCGGCCAGCAGCCGGTTGGTGATGTCCGCCACCATGCCCCGGTAGGCCTCGGCGGTGCTCTCCAGCATCCGGGAGTTCACCAGGTTCATGCCGTCCAGGCTCTGGCCGTGGTACAGGGTGAAGGCCCGCATGGCCCGGGGGTCCGTTTCCGGTGGCGGTGTGGCGTCACCCAGCAGACCGTCCTCGGCGGCCTGCCGCAGGGGTTCCTCGATGTCCGACAGGGCGTCCAGTATGGCCCGCTCCAGGCCGTCGGACAGCTCCGTGGGCACGTCGCCCAGCATACGCCGGATGATGTCCACGTTCTCCCGGTTCACCTGGCCCAGCTCGGCCAGCTTCCGGGCCTGCCACTGGAAGGCCCCGCCGGGCTCCTCGCCGGGCTTCAGGTATTTGAAGTGGCGGGCGATGTTCACCAGCAGCCGGTCCACGCAGTCGGCGTAGGTGTTGCCGATGGCGTCGCCCAGCCGGTCCAGTTCATCGAAGCGGGGCATGGGCGATCACCTCCTGTTAATGAGTCATGGGGACGGTTCTACTGACTCATTGGCCGATTGAAAATGAGTCAGTAGAACCGTCCCTATGACTCATTATTCCCGCTGGAAGAAGGCGTCGTCGCCGTCGTCCTCCACTTTCGCGCCCTCGCCCTGGATCTTCGCCACGGCGGCCTCGGCCTGGGCCTCGGTCTCGCCCAGGTACCACTGGCGCAGCTCGGCCTTGGACATGATGCCGCTGTTCACCAGGAGGAGGCGCTGCTGGAGCTGGGCGTCCACGTCGGTGAGGATGCTGTCGTCCCACTCGAAGGACGCCGCCCACTCCCCCGCCGGGGCGAGGCTGTAGAGGGTGGCGTACACGTCCATGGCCCGCAGCACGTCCCGCAGGCACTTCTCCAGGGCCTTCTGGTTGTCGGCCACGGTGGCATAGGAGCGCTGCTTTACGATCTTCAGCTCGGTGGCCGTCCTGGCGTCCACGTTGGCGTCGGAGAAGGTGCCCCGGCTCAGGCCGCACAGATCCTCGAAGCGGATCAGCAGCTGGTTGAGGCCGTTGACCAGGCTGGCGTCCCGGAGGGTCGGGGCGAACACCTCGTAGGTGCTCTCGGCCCCGGTGTCCACCGCCCGGAACAGGCGCTCGTTCAGCCTGGGCAGGGCGTGGCCCTTCCCATCGGTCTTTTCGTACAGGGCCGTCGGGTCCACGTCCACGGCCAGCTCGCCGCCCTCGAACTCCCACAGCAGGCGGGAATACTGCAGGTCGATCTCCTTGGCTACGTCCACGGCCTTGGCGAATACGGACGCGCCCAGGGCGCAGTCGGCGTCCACGGTGTTGGCCGCGGCCACCTTGTACCAGCCGAACAGCATACCGCCGGCGCCAGTGACGGTGGCCTCCGGCTGGAGGGCCGCCCACCGCTCCACGGAGGTCAGGGGCACCTCAGTGCCCAGGCTGTCCTCCCGGGTGGACTTGAAGGCCCGCTGGGTGATCTGTACGTCCTCGCCGTTCAGGGTGTGGCGCTCCAGACGGGTGTAGATGGCGTCGCCGTCCCGGAACACGTCCGGGATGATGACGTCGGACAGGTTCCCGGCCCCGTCGAAGGCCAGGGGGTACAGGCTCCAGTCCGGGCAGAAGTCGAAGTAGATCCTCCCGGTCACGGGGTCCGGGCAGGGCTTCACGATCATGCCGCCGGCGGCACAGCCCACCTCCAGCTTCAGGCGAAGCACGGCCAGCAGGCCGTCAAACTCGGCCTTCAGGTAGTCGGAGCGCTCGTTGGTCACGGGGGCGCCCTCGGCGTCCTCGCTGCCGGCGTCCACGGTGGCCTTCATCTCCAGCACCACCTGGCGGGCGATCTCGGAGGCGGCCATGGCGGGCAGGTTCAGACTCTTGACCTTCCCGGGCTCCTTCCAGGGGGCGCGGTCGTGGTACAGCTCGCACCACAGGGAAAGCGCCCGCACCATCTCCGGGGCGAGGGGCGTCTTGATCTGCTCCGCCGAGGCTATGTCTTTGTAGGGAATCAAACGGCTTCTCACCCTTTCGATCAGTTGTTTAATCAGTGTCAGCAGGTTCACGGGCTTCCCACCCCTTTACAGCGCCCCGGCGGCCTGCCAGGCGTCGTGGATCTTCGGCCCCTGGGCGGCGATCCAGTCCACCAGCTCCTCATTACCGGCCCACGCGCCGTCGAAGCGGAGCGCGGAATCGGACAGGCCGGACTCCTCGAAGAAGGCGTGGACGATCTCATGCCGAAGGGTCCGCCGCCGGCAGACGTCGATAAACTCGTCGGTTTCCTTGTCCCATTTCGGCCAGGTGTGCATATCGCACAGCACCAGCCGCTTGAGTACGGCATCACAGTAGCCGTCGATGCTCCGATCCTTGAACCGTTCGTCCTCTTCGTACTTCAGGACGACGATCTCGTAATCGGTGCCCAGTATGTTGACATGATTTTCCATGTTACTGTCCTTTCCTCCGCCAGATCTGTTCCGTGGCGTAGCGCACGGCGTCGATGCTGTGGTCGTCCCCGTCCGGGTAACTGTTCAGGATCTCGCCGTCCTTGGTCCGCTCGTACTCGTAGGCGGGGAACTCCTCGGCGGCATGGGGGCACCGCACCGGGTCGATGACGATGGCCTTCAGGCCCTGGAGCCACTTGTAGGAGTAGCGGCGGGAGTCGGGGCCCTTGATGGCCGCCCGGCACATGCTGCCGTAGGCGCGGTAGTCCTGCACGGACTTCTCCTCGGCGCTGTCGGCGGTGATCAGGTCGAACTCCCGCACGCCCTTGAGTTCCTTGAGGGCGGTCCAGGTCTGCTGGTTGCTCTGCTTGTTGGCCCGGTACTCGTCGATGAGGTACAGCGTCCGGCGGGCGGGATCCCAGTGGACCTTCATCCAGCAGAACGGATCCGGGTACCAGCCCCAGTCGATGCCCATGAGGATGCGGTCGAAGCCGCCCAGCTCCGAATCGGTGATGGGCCTGATCTCCAGGTTGTCGAACACCTCGCCGCCGCTGCCGGTGGCCTCGCCCAGGTAGTCGTGGCGGTAGGCCCGCTCGTCGGTGTCCCGCACGTGCTCGGCCTCGGCCAGGAACTGGGGGCCCAACCATTCCTCGGGGGCCTCCAGGTAGGTCGAATGGTGCCGCAGCCGGTCGGGGCGCTCCTGGAGGGCGTCCTTGTTCACCCAGCTGTCCCGGGTGATGGGCGGGTTGTAGGTCTCGAAGTTCCAGAAGGTGGCCCCGCCGCGCATGGTGGACTGGAGGATGTTCCGCACCTCATCCCGCCCCGCGAATTGGTCCAGCTCCTCGAAGTGGGTGACGGCGATGTAGCCGAAGGGCGCCTTGATGGACTTGATCTTCATGGGATCGTCCGCGCCCCGGAACATGATGCGCTGCCCGGTGGGCTTGTACACCAGCTCCATGGGGGCCACGCGGGCCGTCCAGTGCTCGGCCATGCCCAGCTCGCCGATGGCCCAGACATACTGGGCGAACACGGAATCGCGCAGGGTGTTTCCCACCTTCCGCAGCACCAGGGCGTGGGCCTCCGGGTGGAGCACCAGGAGGAGGGGCACCAGCAGGGAGACGGTGGAGCTCTTCAAGCTGCCGCGCCCGCCGGAAAAGTTGTAATGGGTGTGGGCGTGGTCGAACACGTCCCGGGCCACGGGCCGCCAGTTCGAGGCCAGAAGGGTGGACAGGCGGACCTCGCTCATACGTCGATCACCACCGTCACCCGGTCGGATTTGGCGGCGTCGGCGCTGGCCTCTGTCCGGGCCTTGATGCGCTCCCGCTCCAGGGTGGCGCGCAGGTCCTCGATCTGGGCGTAGTCGTAGAGCAGACGCAGGCTGTCCAGGTCGCCGGCCACGGCCTGGCGGGCGATCTGGAGCAGGGCCATCTCCTCCAGGGTGGGCGTGCCCTCGGCCTCGGTATCATAGCCCATCGACGCCAGGGTGGAGCGCACGTCCGTGGTGATCGGCACCCGCTGGGCCAGGATCTGTCGCGTCAGCTGCCGGGTGGCCTTCTTCCGTCGCCGGGATTCCACGGACTTCCGGGCGGCCTCCCGGGCCGTCTGGCTGTCATAGCGCCGGCCCTTCGGGACGGGCTGGCCGTTCAGCGGCGAAACCGCGACTTTGTTTTCGTCGGCCATGCTCCTCCCTCCTTGGTATGACATATCCCGGCCGGTCCGGATAGGTCGAGGTGTTGAACGGGTGGATGCCGTTGAACAGCTCCACGTAATCAGCGGCCAGCTGCCGGTCGACAGTGACCACGGTATTCTCGCTCCTGGGGTTGGTGTTGACGTTGGCGCTGGATTCGATCACGCAGTCGAAGCGCTCGCCGATGACCACCATCACCTTGGCGTGATTTCGGAAGACCACCACGCGGCCCTCCCACAGGTCGGCGGCCTCGCAGGTGCGGGCGTAGACCTGGGTGTAGCTGCCGGGGAAGATCTCGCCGACGAAAAAATCGACGCGATCCAGCAGGCCCCGGCGATGCCAGGCCACCAGGTCGTCCACATCCTCGCCCGCCATGCACCAGGTGGACAGCGCCAAATAATACACGTGCTGCTGGCGCAGTACGTGCTTGAAATAGCTCATGGCGTCCACGTCGCCGAATGAAAAGCAGTGGTAGCAGTCGCCCTCGTGGAAGTGCCAGTCCAGCGCGCCCAGCAGGGCCGCCTCGCTGGCGGCCTTCCGGGTGAAGTGCCGGTGGCCGTAGCGCCCGGAGACGTGGACGGACGGCGCCGCCGGGGCCTCCACCGTCGGGTCGGGCTCCTGTTCCGGGCCCGGGCCGAATATAAACAGGGGCTTGACGACGCTCCCGCCGCGCTTTCTCGCCATAGTTTCCTCCCACTCCCCCGCCAGAGCCGGGAGGTGGCGCGGCCTGAAGATGGACCGCGCGCTTCTTTTCCCGCGGCCGCTGAGGGCCGCACAGTTCCTGCAAAGCCAAAGCGGACACGATCTGTTTTCGTGCCCGCCTCGGTCAGCCTATACTATACCATGGATGGATAGGGAAAAACAAGGAACAATTACTGCCTCTTGATGATAAAAACAGTATTGGTGACCCCCGAGTGCTCCCCGATACTGATGTCATAATTCATTCGGACTCCGAGGACTTCCTGCCCATCATAGGCATTATCGTCCCAGCCAGCCACTTGTACATCCGCCGAATAGGCGTCCGGATAATTATCGCTGATGTCCTTCAGCAGTTTCACAAGCTCTCCCAATTTCATCGTTTTTCACCTCCTCCGGTACCTTGATTTTTCGTAGCGCCACGCCATGGAGCGTGGTCACATTTCGCCGGCTGTACCCCATCCGCTCGGCCACCTGCTCCCAGGTAAACCCGTCCAGGTAATACAGCTCCAGCACCTCTCGAAGCCGGGCCTCCTCCACCTGGTCGATGGCGTCCATGGCCAGGCGCTTGAGGCGGCACATGTCCCGGACCCGCGCGTTCACGCGGCGCTCCAGCTCGATGAGGGCGTTGGCGGTGTCGGTCCAGTCAGAGGCCCCGCCCCGGGGCATGCCGGTGATATTGGACATGCGCCCCGATTCCAGCCGGGAGCGGATGCGCTCCACCCGCTCGGTGGCCTGGTCGATCAGCCTGTCCGCCCCTCGGGCCCGGCGGAGAAACTCTTTGGCGGTCACTTTATCACCCTCTCAATCCTTACTTTCAGCGCCTCGATCAGCGCCGCCTGGGTCTCGTCCTTGCCCTCCAGGGCCTTGGCCACATCTTCATCGACGCCGCCCTTGACCAGCAGCCGGTGGACGATCACGGGCCTGTCCTGCCCCTGCCGGTGGAGCCGGGCGTTGGCCTGCTGGTACAGCTCCAGGCTCCAGGTCAGGGTGTACCAGATGACGTCCCGGCCGCCCTGCTGAAGGTTCAGCCCATAGGCGCAGGACGCCGGGTGGGCCAGCAGGACGTCGATCTTCCCGGCGTTCCAGTCGTCGGCATCCCGGGCGGTCTCCAGCCGACGCACGCGCCTGCCCTTGCAGGCCGCCTCGATGCCGGGGATCTCGTGCTTGTAGCCGTAGAACAGCAGCACCGGCCCGTGGATGGATTCCAGCAGCTCGGCCAGGGCCTCCAGCTTCGCGTCGTGGACGTGGACGGCGGCGCCGTTTTCGTCGTAGAGGCTCCCGCCACACAGCTGCAGCAGCTTGTTGGTCAGGCCGGCGGCGGTCATGGCCGACAGCTCGCTGCCGTCCACCTCCAGCACCATCTCCCGCTCCAGCTGTCGGTAGGCCTTCGCGGCGGCGGGGTCCAGGACCACGGGCACGTCGTGGGTCACCAGCTCCGGCAGCTGGAGGTAGTCGGCGGCCTTCATGGACACGCAGATGTCGGAGATCTTCGCCTGGACGGCCTCGAAGGCCCCCGCCTTGGGGACGTACTGATGGGTCCAGGGGTTGTGGTCGAAGTAGCGCTCCCGGTAGTGGGTGACGTAGCGGCCCAGGCGTTCGCCCCGGTCCAGCAGATAGATCTGGCTCCAGAGGTCCTCGATGCCGTTGGGGGCCGGGGTGCCGGTCAGGATCACCAGGCGGGAGATCCTCGGCAGCATCCGCTTCAGGGCCTTGAAACGCTTGGCCGAGGGCGACTTGAAGCTGCTGGATTCATCGACGACGACCATGTCAAAATCCCAGTTGGCACCCAACGCCTCCACCAGCCACACCACGTTCTCCCGGTTGATGACGGTGATGTCCGCGCCCAGGGAGATGGCGTCCTCCCGGTCGGCGGCGCTGCCCAGGGCCGTGGCGAAGGTCAGCCGGCGAAGATGCTCCCACTTCCCCGCCTCGGTTTGCCAGGTGGCCTCCGCCACCTTCTTGGGGGCGATGACCAGCACGTGGGAGACGGCCAGGTAGTCGTAGATCAGCGCGTCGATGGCCGTCAGGGTGACGACGGTCTTGCCTAAACCAGGTTAGCGTGGGCCCATGTCCAAAAACAACCCGACATGGGAATCATTGATAATCCGGTTAACGGCGTATTCCTGATAGGGATGTGGTTTGAACATGGTCACGTGTCATCACCTCCTGTTATCCCAAAGAACCTGTTCATCTTGACATGATAGGCAGCGTGCTCTTTTTGAGACGCGAACACCATCAGGTTCTCAGGGCTATTGTTCCGCTTGTTCTCGTCGATATGGTGAACGACTTCTCCCGGCTTCAAAGGCCGACCCAGCATCTGCTCGGCGACGATTCTGTGTTCGTGCCGTCCGTACACTTTTGTGTAGGTCACACTGCTGCCAGTGCCCAAACGCGCTCTGCGTAATTTCTCCCGCGTAGCTTTGGTCATACGTGTCGGGTTTAATCGCCGGTTGATTTCGGTAAAGCGCTGACTGTTTTTCGTGAAGTCCCGATAGGCGTAGCCCTCAGGATTTGTACTCTTGGAAGCAAAGGCCCCCAAACAGCCACGACTACAGAAATTGTGGGCCTTCACCTGGCTCGGGTACCTTTTGACCGTCTTCCCGCACCAGTCGCAGGTGATCTCAATCTTCATTCCTCGTCCACCCCCGCCAATGTCGCCGCGCACCAGCACAGCACGTCGTCCACCCGCGCCCAGCTGTCCACGCTGGAGAACACCCGGCAGCCCAGCCGGCGCAGCTGCCGCTGGACGAAGCCCTGCCGCTGCCGCTCCCGCTTTCCCGGGCGCTTCAGCTCCACGAAGGCAATGTGCCCGCCAGGCATGATGACGATCCGGTCCGGCACGCCAGTGAAGCCGGGGGTCACGAACTTCAGGCACAGCCCGCCCAGGCTCCTGACGCCGTCGCGGAGATGGTTCTCGATGTCCTTTTCAAGCATGGGGTTTCCTCCGATCCTGCAAAATTCAGACGCAGTTATAGTAGCGTTTTTTCGTGTGACGGTCTATGACGGTCAATTCCATAATCTCCTTATAGATAATTTCCGTAACATATTTTTTCCTTAAGGGACTTTTTGGAAACGACTGTCAATGACCGTCACCGACGGTCAATTCCCGAACATTTCCAGTTTCAAAAATTTACATGTTACGAAACCATTTCCCGCGCACATTCTTGAAATGACCGTCACTGACCGTCACTCAACGGCAAATTCCGACTTCAGCCGAATACCACATACCACCCGCGCGTCCCGCTGCCGGTGCCGCTCCACGCCCTCCACCTGCTCCAGGGCGGTGTAGAAGTCGGCGGTGCTCCGCTGGTACTCGCCGGTTTGCATGCAGTAGGCGCGGTAGGCGGCCAGCAGGTCGCCGCTCTTCATCTGGTAGCCGTCGCCCAGCTCGCAGCGCTCGTCCAGGAAGGCGGCCAGCCAGTCCTGGCTCTCCCGGTAGTGCCTGATCGCCTCCCGCACCACGGCGGGCGGGGTCAGCTTGAAGCCCTCGGCGATGACCAGGCGCGCGCCCTCCATGATCCAGGCCATCACCGCGCCGCCGGCGTGCCGGTAGAGGTAGTCGCCGTAGTTCTTCACGTCGTTCTTCTCCTCGATCTTCGCGTTGAAGGGGATGACGATCAGCCGCCGCCAGGTGCCCGCGTCGATGGTGCCCACCTTGGGCAGGTAGTTGGTGTACAGCACCAGGGTGTGGGTGGGCTCGAAGGTGAAGGGGTCCTTGTACTTCTTCTCCACGTTGATCCGGTCGGTGGAGCACAGCTGCTTGACGGTGGAGGTGGACAGGCGCATGCCCTCCTCCAGCTCGCCGGCGATCACCAGGCGCTTGCCCCGCAGCTCGGCCAGCTCGGGCTTCACGTTGCGCCGCACGCCCACGGTGAGGGCGTCGGCGGACAGGCTGCCGGAGTAGGTGCCCAGCACCCGCTGGATGGTATTCCAGAAGGTGGACTTGCCGTTGCGCCCCTCGCCGTAGGCGATGATCAGCGCCTCCAGGTAGACCTTGCCGATGGCGGCCAGGCCTGCGATGCGCTGGACGTAGCCGATCAACTCCCGGTCGCCGCAGAAGAAGGTGTCCAGGGTCTCCCGCCACAGCTCCTCCCCCACGTCCGAGGGGTCGATGGAGGTCATGCGGGTGATCAGGTCCTCCGGGCAATGGGGATAGGGCTCGCAGGTCCGCAGGTCCCAGGTACAGAAGGGCGTGTTCAGCAGGAACTCGTCGGCGTCCAGCTTGTCGGTGTCCACCATGAGCAGGGGCTGGCCCTCCTTCATGGCGGCGGCGATGTACTTGCTGTCCTGGCGCCTGACGGCGAAGGCCATGTACTCCCGGGCCGACAGCATGGCCTTGTAGGCGGTCATGTCGTCGGTGGAGCCGTTTGAAACGGCCGTCTTGAGCTTGGCCGGGGTCAGGATGTCCACCTTGAAGCCCAAGCCGGCCTCCAGGTCTTCGGTGGCCCGGGTGAGCTGTTTGTCGGCCTCCTGGATCTGGTAGGCGGTGAGGGTCTGGGCGTAGCTTTGGGCCAGCAGCCGGTTCTCCAGCCACACCCGGCCGTCGTAGGCCAGGTAGTCGGTGGCCAGGGAAAAGGCCAGCTTGTCCTTGAACACCTGGGCCAGCATCTTGGCCTGGCCCACGTCGCTGAACACGTCGGGCTTATAGGTGGCCTTCCCGAACTCCTCCGGCGGGATGTAGCCCTCCTGGGCGGAGACGGTGGCGTAGAATTTCAGGGCGGAGCGCCAGATGGTCTCCAGCTCGTCGCTCTCCAGGGGCGGCTCGCAGCGCATGGCGGTCTCGTCGAAGCGCTCCCGGGCCTCCGGGGTGTCGCCGTAGCGCTTCAGCAGCTTGGCGGCGGTGACGGACATGGTGGCGTTCCGGGTGCCCTGGGGGATGCCTCCGGCGGGGTCCGGGACCGCCGGCAGGGGGGCCGCCGCCGAAGGCTCCCCGGCATCCGCCAGGAACTCGTCCAGGGTCAGCGGCCCGTCGTAATACTGGACCGAGGGCTCCGCGGTGCCGAAAAAGAACCGGGCGGCGTCCAGGGCCTTGGTGTCGAACCAGGGATAGAGGGCGTTGACCTTCGCCTTCAGCGCGGCGTAGGCCTTGAAGTCGGTCATCTCGTTGATGGCGAACAGCACATGGAAGCGGGGCCGCGGGCTGAAGATCCTGCCGCCGTCGCCCTTCTTTTCCTTCCAGTGGTGGCGGCTGTAGTGGACGGCGAAGGCCACGCCGGAAAACACGTCGGCGATGCGGCTGGGGTAGATCCAGTCGCCGGGATCGTCGCTGTGGTCGTTGTCGCAGTCCAGCGGCAGGCAGGTGGCGCGGATGAAGTTGTTGTTGGAGCGCAGGTTGCCCCGGTACTCCGCGCAGACGTAGTCCTTCCCCACGGCCGCCTTGAGCTCGGCCTCGCCGTGGATGTCCCGGCGGGTAGGGTAGAAGGTGTTGTCAGCCTTGCCCAGGACTTTGGCGGTGTAGAGTGTGATCATGCCCGACCCAACCTTTCTTCTGCCCAGGCTTCTGCCTCGGCTCTGGTCTTAAAATAATGCCCTGACCCGGCGAATTGAACGCACCATGGGCGCGGATCGTCGCCGTTGAAAAGCAGGGCCATCGGCAATCCGTTTTTCCTATGCTTCACCTCACCGATCACCTGCCAGTCTTCGCCCTTCAGATGGGTTTTCTCCCATTCATGGGTGGCTTTCCATACCATTACGGCACCTCCTCAAAATCCCAATATGTTCAGAATGTCCCTCTCCGCCTGCTTCTTCTTTCGCTCCTCCAGCCGCTTGACGGCGGTCTGGAGGGAGCACTGGTGCTTGACTATGTACAGCCGCAGGCTGTTCTCGCTGGTGTGGTACTTCTCCGCCGCCTGCCGGATGGTCAGCAGCTTCCCGTTCACGTAGTAGGTCCGGGGCCGCCTTCCCGGCCAGCGGGTCAGCTCGCCGGTCTGGTATTTCCGGTAGTGGTCCAGGGCCTCGGCCAGGGTGACGCCGTTGGCCTTCATGTACCGGGTGAGGGTGACCGGCTGCACGCCCACGCGCCGGGCGGCTTCCTTCGTGGTGATCCACTGGCCGTTCACCAGGTGGTGCGCGCCCCGGTCGTGCTTCGTCTCGAAGCGGTTGTCCCGGTACATGTTGACGATCATCTGATAGCTACACCCGCCCATGTTGGAGCGCCGGACCACGAGGGCGTGCTTCGTGATGCCCAGCAGGGCGGCGATCTCATCCACGGTCATGGGCTGGCCGTCAACCATGTGTAGGGTGGGCTTTCGTCCGCCGTGGTACATGTCAGGTCACCTCGGTGGCGGCCTTCGTCCGGGCGTTCAGGCGCTGGAGCTTCCGGAACTCATGCTGGCGGACTTGGCTGTGGTTGTCGAATATCAGCTCCAGCTGGTCCAGCATGATCCGCACGTCGGCCATTTCCTCTGCAATGTTGTCCGGGTCGTCGGCCTTGGCCAGGGCCTGGATCAGCTCGGAAAGCTCTTCGATGGCCTTCAGCTGCTGGGGGCCCCTGCCGTAGTGGGCGATGGCCGCCCGGAGGATCTGTTCTCTTACTCGGTCCATGGATTTGCCTTCCTTTCTTCGTCGGTGGGGCGCCGGTCCCAGCAGCGCCAGGTGACGCCGTAGCCGTTGGCGCTGTAGCTCTCCATCTCGCCGTGCTGCCGGTAGAAGCGGGCGATGGGCTTGTTGTGGCGGTCGTCGATGTAGTCCACGAACATCCAGGTGTCCGTCAGGTGCACCCGTTCGGGGTTGTACTCCACGAAGACGGGGCCGTCGGGAGCGTAGAGCTCCTCCCAGGTGAGCAGTCGGGCCGCCCCGGACGGGGCGTTCAGGGCTGTGATGGCAGCGTCGCAGAGGGCGGCGATCTTCTTACAGTCCTTCTTGTCGATGGTCTCGAAGGTCGCCCAGGTCCAGAGGGCCTGGAGGCCGTTGATCAGGTCAGATCGTGTCATGTTCCTCTCCTCCTTAGCGATATTATTTAACGTATCGTTAAAAAATCCCATTGACAACATGTCGTTTTTCACATATAATGATGTTGCAGAGGCTTTGTCTTCTGTGCCTGCCTGCTCCATAAAGCCTTGTGCTTTGGGCGATGCAAAACATCGCTTGCGGCGGGAATGATTGCGGTTCCCTGTGCATCCGCTAAAAAGCTCAGGCGCAAATGTTTGCGGTTCCCCGGTTTATCCGCCCAACAAAAGCCGGGTTCAAATCCCCTGCTGCCCCTTTCTTGGCAGTAGGGGTATTTTACAAATGGGGGCGTTGTTTCATGTCCAGCGTGATTGCCGGGGTGTTTTACTTTATTGCGGATGCTTACTTCCAGCGTTTCACCGACCCGTATTTGATGCCCAACAAAGGCGTCGGGCACAACCGGCCATGCTTCTATGCTTATCAGGACAAGACAACTGGCTTGTATTGGATGATTCCCATATCCTCCCAGGTAAGTAAATATCGTGGAATCGAAGCGAGCAAAATCAGGCGTTATGGATATTGCAACACCATTGTGTTTGGGAAGGTCCTCGGTCGAGAACGCGCATTCCTCATTCAGAACATGTTCCCTGTAACCGCTTCATATATTGATTCTCAATACATAGACAGTAACAGCGGAGTTCCAGTGCGCGTCGCGAACGCATTGTCCGAGCAGATTACCCGGAACGCCAAATCTGTATTGGCCAGGCAACGCCACGGCGGCAGACTGATCTTCCCGAACGTGCTGGAAATCGAGCGGCAACTGCTGTCCAAATAAAGCCATCACGTATTTTTATTTCCATCCGGCCTGTATTCTTCCGGCACGATCCCCGACGGCGTCCGCCGTGCCACCCTCCCCTATAGGGGAGGGCTTTTGGTCGTTCGGGGATGACGGGCGGCAAAGTGCCGCCCCTACAAGTCGCGGGTCCGTGTCTCGAACCGCCGAAAGCACTCATCGCAGCCGACGGCGTCGATGATGCTGCACTGGATATAGCCGTCCTGGTAGATCACCACGTTGGCGTCGAGACAGCTCTTGACGACGGTCCTGTCCGGGTCATATTCCACGTAGTGGTCGCAATGCTCCGCCGGGTAGACGGCCCCGCCCCGGCACCAGTGGCCCTGCTCCCCGGGGAGGTTCCAGTCACTCCAGCTTCGTCGCTCAGGCCCTGGCCAGGGCTGGACCTTCGCCCGGTGATCGTCGAAGCAGCCGCCATAGGGGCAGCGGCTGGACCACCACCACAGGCAGGACCGGCAGGGGCAGTCATAGCAGCTCATTTCCTGTCGTCGCCCATGTGGTGGGAGATCTCCACCGCCGCGTCGGTGATGGCGGTGCGCAGCAGCAGGGCCAGGCCGTCCGGGGACAGCACGCAGGCCCGGGCGTCGTCGCTGTAGAGGGCGCACCGCCGGGTGATACAGGTGCCCAGCATCGGGCACAGCGGGCCCGTGTCAATCCTTTTGGTAGTATTCTGCACAGAATCCAGCTCCTTTCAGGGGCAGGCCGGGGGCCCACTCCAGGGGCTCGGCCATGATGTCCAGGATGGTGTCCAGCTGATCGGCGGTGTCCACCTCGACGATCACCTCATCGTGGACGTGGAACACGGCGGTCAGGCCGATGTGCTTGAGGCGCAGCAGGGTCTCGGCCAGGCAGTCCCGGGCCACGGCCTGGGTGATGTTCTCCACCAGCTTGCCGCCCCAGGTGTCGGTCTGGTCCCATTTCTTCGAGGTCTGGTTGACGGAGTAGTAGTGGAGCGATTTTCTGTCGGGGAAATTCTTGGCCGGGGCCAGGTAGGGGTGGGCGTAGAACAGCTTGCGGCGGGTGGGCAGCTCTACCGTTAGGAAGTCCTGGCCAGTGGCGGTGTCGGCCTCCCGGCGGAAGGTGATGGGAGGCGGGCCGGGCGGCACTTTGACAAGTTCTGCCTTGTATTCAACGCTATAAGAAGCGTCGTGGCCCAGATCGTAATCATTTCCCCCGCCATATAGCGCTTTCCCATGTATTCGGTATTCCACATTCACCCGGGCTTTTGCTGCGCTTATAGCCCACGTCGAACCGGCAAATGTTTTTCTTTCTTCTCGCGCGCCATTTTCGTTGAACCATGTCTCGACACGATAAACATTGTATTTTCTGGATCCATCGGCTTGAGGCGCCAGGCCTCCCACAATCTGAGTGATATTCCCGGTTTTTACGGTATCCATCGCGCAATCTTCGCACAGTCTCCAGAGTTTGCAGATGGCCGGGTTGGCCTGTCGCCACTTGGCCTTGATCTCGGGCAGGTCTTCCTCGGGGATCCCCATCTTCAGGGCGCCCATGGCCACCAGGGCGGCCTCACCGCCGCCGTAGCCCAGGGCCAGCGTGGCCACCTTGCCACGCTGCCGCAGCTCGCTGTTGACGCCGTGCTTTTCCACGGGCACGCCGAACATTTGGGAGGCGGTGGCGCAGTAGATGTCCTTGCCGGCCTGGAAGGCCTCCAGCACCCACGTCTCCCCCGCCAGCCAGGCCACCACGCGGGCCTCGATGGCGGAGTAGTCGGCCACGGCGTACAGCTTCCCGGGCCTCGGAATGAAGGCGGTCCTTATGAGTTGACTGAGCGTGTCCGGCACGGAGCCGTAGCACACCTTCACCATCTCGGCGTCCCGGGCCTTCACCAGCTCCCGGGCCATGTCCAGGCAGGGCAGGTGGTTCTGGGGCAGGTTCTGGGGCTGGACGATCCGCCCGGCCCAACGGCCTGAGCGGTTCGCGCCGTAGTAGAACATCATGCCCCGCACCCGGCCGTCGTCGCAGGTGGCGGCCTGGAGGGCGTCGTACTTCTTGGTGGAGGTCTTGGACATGAGCTGGCGGAGCTCCAGCATACGGGTGGCGGCCTCGCTGTCCACGCCGGCCTTCAGCAGGTCGGAGACGGTGGCCTTTCGCAGGTCGGTGACCTCCTCGCCGTCCAGCTCCTCGTTCAGCCACTTCATTAGCTGCTGCACGGATTTGGGATTCTGGAGGCCGGAGATCCGGCGGGCCTCGGCGATCATGGCCTGCTGTTCGCTCTCGCCGACGGTGATGGCGGCCTCCACCAGGTCGCGGTCCACGCCCACGCCCTCGATGTTGGCGTTCACGGTCAGCTCCCACAGCAGCTGCTCCCGGGCTGGCATGGGCCACTTGGCCAGCCGCCGCCCGATCTCCCGCTCGGTCTCCACGTCCTGGCGGCAGTAGGTCTTGAACAGCTCCCACTTCTCCGGCTCCTCCTCGGACCGCAGTCGCCAGGGGGTCGGGTGCTGCTTGTTGGGCTTCTGGGGCACGCAGAATTTTCGGATGAGGGCCGCCCCGATGCCCAGCTTCCGCTTGTCCTGGGGCAGGCCCATGGCCTCGCCGGTGGCGCCCAGGCCGGCGGTGTACCCGCAGTAGAGCCCGTGGGCCATGGTACACCGCCAGTCGCCGATGGGGCGGGTGTCCCAGCCGTGGCGACGGGCCCAGGTGTTGAGGCAGTAGTGCTCGAAGGCGGCGTTGTAGGCGTGGAGAATAACGTCGTCGCTCACCCACAGCCGCCGGAAATCCTGGAGCGCCTGCCAGTTGGCCCCGCTGCCATTCGCCCCGGGATCCTGGGTCAGGTCCACGATCTGGACCGGGCCGTTGTCCACGGCGAAGGCAATCAGCAGGATGTCGAAGGCCGGGCTCTGGGCGTACCGGTAGTGGCCGGCCTTCTTGATGTCGATGTCGGAATAGGTCTCGATGTCGATGGAGACATGGCGCCAGGTGCTATTCATGGGCCTCACCCGTGAACTCCTTCAGTGCCTTGAGTGCGCTTCTGATCTCCTCCGGCGTGTAGCCGGTGTCCTCGTACTCGCCGAGGCGGTCGATCAGCTTCTGCTTATTGGCGGCGGTCCAGTATTTCGCCGAGGGCTTTCCCGTGGAGGAAAACCACCCGTTGGCGTGTTCGTGGGTCAGCCGGTCGTTCTGGTTCGGCATGGTGTTACCTCCCTTTGATGGTCAGGCAAAGCGGGAGGGGACCTCATCCGTCCCGCTTCGCGGGCCACCTTCCCCAACGGGGGAAGGCTTTGGTCGTTCGGTGGGTTGACAGGTCAGCCCAGCGGGTCGAAGTCGCCGGTGGCGCCGAAGTCGTCCTCGGCGCTGGGCCGGCTGCCGCCCAGGGGCTCGCCGTCCTGGAGTTTCTGGACGTTGCAGAGGGAGCACCCCACGCCCTGCTTGCCGGCGAAGTTGTAGGGGAAGAAATCGACGCTCACCCGGCCGTAGATGCCGGAATAGATCTCCGTGGGGTCGATGATGGGGTTGCCGGCGGCGTCCACCACCTGGGGCGGGCGGTCCTTGCCTGTGGAGGCGGTGAACACCCAGCAGCCCTTGCACTCCTCGCCGAATTCGGTGTAGCCGTCGGCCCGGTAGCCGTCGCCGTCGTAGATCGGGGTGGGCAGCTTGTCGATGGGGGTGCCGTCCTTGTACTTCTTGGTCTCCAGGCCCCGCTTCTTGGCGGCCTGGATGCCGGCTTCGAGGCGGGCCCGGGTGGCGGTGTCGGTCTTGGGCACCAGCACGGTGACGCTGAACTTGGGGTCGTCGTCGGGCCCGGCGTTGGGGCTCTTGTAGGGCTTCATCAGGTGTTCGTAGGAGAAGCGGACCTTGCCGGTCACGACGTGGGCGGGATTGGTGTTAGGCATAAGTTAGTACCTCCTTATTGTTATTGTTTTTGTTCAGAACTGGGGGATCTCCTCGCTGAAGTCCTCCTCGGCGGTGGAGCGGTTGGTGATGGCCGGGCGCCTGTCCTCGGCCTTGACCAGGGTGGGCTTTCCCGGCGGGATGGTGACGAAGGGCTTCATGGCGTCGGCGAAGGCCTTCCTGCCCATGAGCTTCTCCAGGCCCGCCAGGGTGACGGGCTTGCGCTCGTAGAGCATCTCCTCGGGGACGCCGGCGGCCCGGGCGGCGGTGAAGGCCTCCTCCTGGTTCGTCCAGGCCCGGACGGCCCGGCCCTCCACGGCCTTGAAGCCGGGGATCTCCCTGCCGTCCAGGCAGGCGGTGAGGGCATACTCCTCCAGGTCGGAAAGCCACGATTTCAGCCGCTGGCCCAGGGTCAGGGCCTCGGCCACCTCGCTGTCGGTCAGCTGGGGCGGCAGCTTGAAGTCCATCCGGGCGGCCTCCAGGTTGGCCTCGGCTCTCGCCCGGCAGTTGCCCCTGGCGGCGCAGAACCGGCACCAGTCGCCCTCGGCGTACTCGCCCTCGCCCTTCGCGGCCAGCTTCGCGGCGGGATCCACCACGGCGTTCGCCCAGTGGAGCAGGCTCCGTGCCTCCAGCTCCCAGCTGTCCGGCTCCCGCTTGATCCTGGGCTGGACGATGGTCATGCGAACGTGGAATATGTCATAGATGGGCATGTAGTCCAGCAGGGCGCCCAGGGCGTACAGCATCATCTGGGGATTGTTCTCGGCGGAGACCTCCACGCCCTTGCCGTACTTGAAGTCGATGACGTGGAGCACGTCGCCGTCCAGGCCCTCCACCTGGCCGATCATCAGGCAGTCGGCGGTGCCGTAGCCGTCCGGGACGTACTCGGAGAAGTCCACCCGCTGCTCCAGGGCCACGTGGGGCGGGGCCTTGAAACCGGCGGCGATGTCCTTCAGGGCGTCCAGGTAGGCGTCGGTGTGGCCGTCCATCTCGTCGGCCCAGAGTTCGTCGGCCTTGAACTTGTCCATGGCGGTCTTGAACTTCTTGGGGCCGATGCCGGTGAGGAAATACTTCCGGGCCTTCAGCTCGCAGACGGCGTGGGCCAGGGTGCCCTCCCGGGTGTAGACGGTGTCCTTCTGGGGGGCCTCGGCGTTGATCAGCGCCGAGGGCGGGCAGTGGATCCAGCGGGCGGCGCTGGAGGGGGATAATGTCGCGTGGCTCATAATGTAACCTCCCGTGGAAGTGGTGGCGATTGATAATCGCCGCTACAGCTTCGCGCCCAACTGGCGCAGCCGCTCGGCGAAGCCCTGGAGCGCGTCGCCCTTCAGGTCAGACAGCTTCTTGATGCCGAACTCGCCGAACATGCCGGTCACCTGGTTCAGCTTCCCGGCGTCGCGCAGCTGGGCAGCGGCCCGCTGGACCTGATCGAGGGTGACGGGGGCGGTGGTGTTGGGCGGAGCAGGTGCCTCGGCGGACGGCGCCTCTACGGGGGCGGGGGGCGTGGGCTCGGCCTTCGCCTCGTCCTTCCAGAGCAGGTCGTCGGGGGTAGGCACTTCCTGGAACACCGGCCGGGGCGTGCCGCCCTCCACGGCCTCCTTCAGCTTGCCGACGATCTCGTCCTCGATCTGCTGGACGATGCCGGCCCGCTCCCGGCTCTCCAGCCAGCCGCACAGGCGGTCCAGCGCCGGGATGTCGATGGTGACGGTGATACTCATTTCTCGTTGACCTCCTCGATGTCGTTGTCCTTCGCCGGTCCGTCGATGGCGCCCGCGATGGCGATCACGCCCAGCACCAGGATGCCGGCAAATATCAGGAACGCGCCCAGGGCGGCCAGGAAGCCGATGGCCCAGCCGGCGGCCCCCATGCCGTTCAGCAGCTGTTCTCCAAAGCTGATCACTCAGCCCACCTCCTTCCAGCGGGGGTCCAGGATGTGGATGGTCCCCGGGTGGCGGCTGGTGGAGCGGACGACCTTGAGCATGTGTTTGGCGTCCTTCAGGTTGTTGAACAGCATGGCGTCCTCCTCGTCCTGCACCCACACGGTGACGGGCACCTCCACGCCCTCGACCCTCTGGCGGGTCTTGAGCCAGGCGTGGCCCCGGCGGTCCCGGATGGCGTAACCGGTCCTCATCGCGAGCACCTCCCCAGCAGGCCCTCCTGGGCGTGGTAGAGGCGGCTGACGCCGTAGCAGATGAGACCGTAGCCGGTCAGCAGGGCCCGCACCAGGCGGGGCGGGGCGGGCGTGTCGTACAGGTAGCGGGCCTCGGTGATCTTGGTCTGCCAGTAGTCGCTGCCCCGGCCCCGGTGGATGGCCACCCGCATGACGGCCTGGCTGCTGGCGCCCTGGAGGCTCTCCAGCATGGCGCGGTCCACGCCGGTCTTGAGGGCTTCCCGGATCTCCCGGTCGCCGCCCAGCTTGATCAAATAGCCGAATCGTTTCATGGGTCATTCCTCCTCCGTGTCGACGCGCTCCCAGGTAAACCGGCCATAGTCGGCGTTGCGCCACTGGCCCAGGCCGTGATAGGCGCCGTAGTCCAGGGCGGTCTCCAGGGCGTCCCAGGTCAGGGCCTCGCTCCGGGCGGTGCCGGCGCTGGGCACCATGGACACCTCGACGGTGATCTGCCACGGATCCTCCACCAGCTCGCTGGCGGCCAGTGTGACGCGCTCGCCCTGCATGGTCTGGGCCCGCAGCGGGCGCTCCAGCACGTCGTCTTCATCCCTGAGGGGCTTGCCTTCCCGGGTGAGGGGGATGTAACGGGGCTCGACGAACACCAGGTTGTCGATCTTCGACTTGGGGGCCGCGATCTTGCACTGGGCCTTCAGGGCCAGCAGGGCGGCCTTCAGGAAGCCCTTGATCTGGTAGCCCATCAGGCACAGCTGGTCCCGGCTGTCGCGGTTGAAAACGGTCAGGCCCTTCTCGTCCAGGTCGAAGGGCGCGGCCTCCTCCTCGGCCCTCAGCTCGTCGGTGGGGGCCTTGGAGGCGATGTACTGTGTGCGGATGGCCTTGGACGCCGGGGCGCTGCCCAGGATGGGCGTCAGGCCGGTGAGACGGTAGATGCGGGATTCGATGATCAGGTTGCTCATGGGTCGTTTCCTCCTTGATTTTGGTCGTTCGGGGATTTGGTCGTTCGGGGTTGGTCGGTGGCCCTCGCACGGCCATGCCATGCTTCACAGAGCCGGTGCCGAGGGGCGCAGAGGAATACATTGCCGGTACTTCGCTTCGCGGCAGTATGCAACGCCTTGCCTCTGCCTCGCTATGGAAAACGTTGCCGGGGCCGGGCGTAGCATGTCATAGCTTTTCAGCTGCCATACTCGGCGGGACCTTACGGGGCCGTTGCAGGTCATTACATTGCCGTTGCTTGGCAAATCTCCGCCGGGCCTCGCCCTCGCGGGTCCGTACAGTTAGGGCGGCGCTGTGCCTGTGCTGTTCGACGCATTGCTAAACCGGTACAGAACCGGGTTACGGAGGTCGGAGCATTGCCGTCGCTGTGGGTTACAGCGCACCGCAACGCCCTGGCATTGAGGCGCGCCGCGCCGCTGTGCTCTCGCTGATCCGTGCCACTCCGCTCGTATCACCGCTGCGCTTTTCTGTTCTGTAGCTCCACAAAACGTTGCTGTGCCCTCGCTTATCCGTGCCGCTCGCCTCGCCGCTTTGCTTTGCTCTGCCATGGCCGTGCGATGCTTTTCCAATCATGGCTGGACTATGCCGGTGCTTTGCCAGTCACGGCTGCGCCATCACAATGCTGTGTCCAACATCACGTGGGTGGGCCACGCATTGCTCACGCTTGACGTAACACCGGATCGCTGGACCGTGCCATTACTTAACGATGACATACATTGCTATGCCGATCACAAGGCGATGGTCTTCATTGCCTCGGCATATCCGGGCTTCATATTGCCGCGCCTGGGCATTGCCAAACGAAGCCGCTGCCATACAAGACAATGCCCTACTGTGCTATACCCTCGCCGGGTGGTGCTTGTCGATGCTGTACTATTCAAAGCCCATGCTCTGCTCAGGGAAAACAGATCGATGCCATAGCGGTGACAAGCCTCGCCATGCTTTGCCCCTACACTGCCGTGTCGATCATTGCCCTGCCGTCGCGTCGAGGGCGGCCAGCAGGTCCCGGCGGGGCGTCGTGCCGCCGTAGCGGATCACCAGGCGCTCCACGCCCTGGCGGTCGATCAGGCCGACGGTCTTTCGCATACGCCAGTCCCGGGGCGTGATGATCAGTCGCCACTTGTGGGCCGGGTCGATCAGCGCGGCGGCGTCGTTGGGGTTGGAGATCCGCAGGGCGTCGCACACGGCACGCAGTGGCCACCAGGGCACGCCGTCCAGAATCGTCGGCTTCAGCCGGGACAGGCGCTCGGTCGTGTCGGTCATGGGTGCCTCCTCTTGGTCGTTCGGTGGGTGTCAGATCCGGCCATTCACTATGTCGAACAGGTAGTCGGACCAGCAGCGCAGGCAGGCTTCCTCGTCGTACTCGTCGCTCTCCCGGCACAGGTACCGGCGGGGATCCTCGGGGCATTGATCGAGGAGGATCCGGAAGGCGCACTGGAACAACTTTTCCTCCTTTGTCCGGGCGGGAGGATTCTTTGCACTGTGGATCATAGTCACTCCGCGATGTCCAGCTCGGCTCCTCCGAACTGGCGGAACCAGGCGTAGAGCGCGGGCACGTCGTAGAGGACCTCCCGCCCGGTCTTGATGGTCATGGTCCTGAAATCCGGGTAGCGCTGCCGGAGCCGGTAGAGCGTGGACGCGCTGACGCCGAAGATCTCGGCGGCCTGTTCGGTCCGGGCCATCAGGGGCGTGCCCCTGGGCAGGGTGCCGTCGCCCAGCTCCTCGTTGAGGCAGGCCTGCACGGCGGAGCGAAGGGCCGTGGCCAGGGCGTCGGCGGGATTCTTGGTCGTTCGGGTCATGGTGTCATCTCCTCATCGGTCATTCAGTGGATCGCCCACTCCAGCTCGCGGCGCTCGTCATCCCGGTTGGCGATCCGTTCGGCGTACCACCTGGCCGTATATACATCGCCGCTCTCCCTGGATGCCTCAAGTCGCTCTCGCAGGGTAGAGAGCTCCGCCTTGATCTCTTTGATCCGCTGCTGTATCTGTGCTCTGTTCACGGTGGCTCCTCCTTCGTTCTTGGTCGTTCGGGTCATGGTTATAGCCTCCTTCAGGGTCGTGCCAGGCTGATGGACAGCTTGCCGCGCTCCAGGCTGATCAGGGCCGCGACGCGGTAGTCGCCATAGAGCCGGGTCACGTCGTCCAGCTGGGCTGTGTCCCGGGTGTCCAGGCGGAGATCCACCGTCACCCGGTCGGTGATGGGGACGTGGATGGAGAAGGACGTGTCCTCCGCCAGCTCCAGGATGTGGTTCAGTGTGATCATGGGGTGCCTCCTTTCATGGGGTTGTTGGTCGTTCGGGGGTCATTCGGACTTGTAGGGCTTCACCAGGATGCTGATGCCGGCGCGGTTATAGCTCTTGTAATACTCCGCATAGGTCGCGGTCACGTCGCCGAAAAGGACCTCGCCGGGGATGTTGAGTTTGGCGTCCTCGGCAAAGCCGTGGAACAGGCCATCGGGGTCGTCCTCCTTCGCGATCCAGATCACGGTCGGGCCTTCGATGACTTCCAGCAGATTACACAGCTTCATGGGGGTGTCTCCTTTCGTGGTGGTCGTTCGTTCTGGGGTTGTATTTATTATGATTGGCGTGTTATAATCGCCCCGGGAGGGGGGATTATCATGCTGTTCTATCACATTGATCATCATCATCGACTTCGTCCCGGTGTTCGTGTTGAACCAAATGTTCGAGGTATTTTCCGCGAACGTTGGCCAGAAGAACTGTGTTTGTCAATGGCTCAAACCTTCCCGGAAGGCCTTGGCAATTTCGGGCAGCGAGTGATGCTCTTGACACAACAGCCGGATATTGCCCGGCAACACACATTCGAGTTCATCCTCGAAATGGTCCGCCTTCGCTCTTTTCCAGAGCTTCCAAGTCGGTTGACATCCTTCTACGGAATGCGCGATTGGCACGCCAGCTTCGACATATGGAGTAAAAAGTTCGAAGCGGATGTCTCCACATTTCGCGTCTTCGAATGCGAATCGGACAGAGTATACAGCGTTGATGCTGCCTGGTTAGATCATTCCAGTTTGGAGGACTTTGCTCCAGCGAACGCCGCCCCTCCTGAACAGCCCGCCGGTGCCGCTCCCGCCATGCTTTCTTATCCTGCCGCTCATGTTCACGTAGCCCGTCAATACTGGTTATCGTGTCGTCTGCTGGACTGCCATCATCCGGATCTTCCAGCATCCAGCGGTACAGCCCCGGGGCGATGTAATCCCCCGGCGAGCCTTGAAGAACTTCTCGTTCCCGGTCCTGTCCGAGTGATTCGCCAAGTATGGCCATGAAATTCACCTCCGTTTCCATTTCGCAGAAATCTATTTTAAATAGATTGCAAGCCAAAAGAAATACGATCCGGGGGCTGGTTGACTTCCTGGCAGAAGCGCCGCGCCTGGCTGATCGTCATGGTCTCCGGGTTCTCCTCATACTTCCGATAGGTCGCCAGACACACGCCAATCGCCTGTGCAAGCTCAGTTTGGGTCTTTCCCGTCAGGTTTCGGGCCTGTCTAAGGGTCAGCACCTGCTCCGCTCTCTCCACGGTCTCACCTCCTTCTTGACAGCATTATAATCTATTTAAAATAGATTGTCAATAGTTTTTTGTCACTTTTTCAAATTTAAATAGAAAAAATGATTGACAGTCTATCAAAAATAGACTATAGTATATATGAGGTGATTGAAATGACGCTGGGCGAACGTTTACGGACACTACGCGAAAATCGCGGTCTTACCCAGGGCCAAGTCGGTGCTGCTGTGGGCAAATCCGACAAGGCTGTTTGGGCATGGGAGAACGACGTCAACGCTCCGCGCATGGGCGTGGTTGAAAAGCTCGCTCAATTTTTCAATGTGACAAAGGCCTATTTAATGGGAGAGGACGAGCCGTCTCCTTCCATTTTTCCCTCCAACGTCCGCCCCATCTCCGAACTCCACCGACAGAGTGTCCCGCTGATCGGCAGCGCGGCCGCAGGGGAGCCGATCTACGACCCGGAGGAGCTGGGCGTGTATGTGGACAGCCCCGTGGATGCCGACGCAGCGATCACCATCCGAGGCGACAGCATGGTCCCCACTTACCAGGACGGCGACCTGGTCTATATCAAATGTCGCCCAGATGTCCCGGAGGGTGCGGTGGCTGTGGTCTTCCTGGACAATGAAGCCTTGATCAAGCGCGTGTACAAGCGCCCCACCGGCCTTACTCTGGCCTCTGACAACGCGGATGCCTATCCGCCCATCAAAGTGGAGTTTGAAGACTATGACAACAAAATCACCATCTTCGGCGTCCCCGTGGGCTTCACTCGCATGTACAAATCAGGTATTGAAGGGAAAATAAAGAAAGGATTCAGATGAGGGGAAAAGTGCTAATGAAGAAGCTGCTGATCCTGGTCCTCACGATATTGATGTGTCTGGCCTCTGTGTCTCTCGGTGAGGCGACGCCCGAGAAAACGCTTCCGCCGGCACCGCCCAGCAGGAGCGCCACCGATGCCGAGTTCGACTACTCTGCCCTGATGGCCGACCCGGAAGCCCACGCCGAGGAGTATTACTGGATCGTGGGCAAGGTCATTTACGCCGATGAGAGTGACGCTGGAGACGGAAGCGGCAAGAGGCGGTTGATAGCCTATGTGGCGATAGATGGGGAGGCCAACAAGCTGGCCGTTATGTGGCATGACCGCCCGAGCGGCTATCCGATGGTATATTATGGAGACTCCATAGGCTTCCACGGTTACTATACCGGCCTTGGACCTATCCACTCAGATCTGCTGGGCGACATGGACGTGCTCTATTTCATGGTCCTGGACAACATCTACGCCGTAGAGCCTGAACAATAAAGGAGGGATCCCCGTGAAGAAGCTGCTGATCGCCGTCCTGCTGGCGTTTATAGTCCTGGTCAGTGTAGCCCGCGCGGAGATCGACACGTCGGTATTACTCACCGAGCTGGACTATGCCGACTTGATCACCGATCCGGACGCCCATCGTAATGAAAAATACGATCTGTCCGGCACCGTTTATCGGGCAAGAAAAACACGCTCCCCTGTGTCAAATTGGGATCGCCCCTATGATGTATTGGTAACGCTGGCGAATGATGCCGACCAGGTGATATGGATCCTCGGCAACTGCCCCGAAGGCCGTGATGACATCCGCGAGGGAGACGCCATTCATATTCTCTGTTCGTTCCAGACCGCGGCCGAAATAACAGGCGCTTCCGGTGAAATGACCCTCATCCCGTTCTTTGTCGCGGGTACGCTGGAAATCGTTGAATAAGGAGGAATACTCCATGAAAAAACTGCTGATCGCCCTGCTGCTGGCGGCGCTGCTGGTTCCCACGGCCCTGGCCGGGGTCGCCCCGGTCCATCCGGTAGCGCCCAGGACGGACACCACACCAACACCTACGCCAGAGCCTACGCCGGAGCCGACCCCTCTGCCTACCTATTATCCGCTGTTTGACTACACGGCTGCCAAGTCTGACCCTGATTCCTATATGGGTCATTGGTATACGCTTACTTGTATGGTGGTAAGTAGTTATGAGAATGCCGTAGACGATGAAGAGATGGCCGAATATGGCGACTATTTTGTCATTCTTACGGTCGCTATCGACGGAAACTGGGAGGAATTGGCAAAGGTCACGTATGTGCGATCCGAAGAGGATCCCTGCCCGGAATACCGGGAGATGATCAGCTGCTATGGAAAATTCCTGGGGATGGAACAGATGAATTTAGCAATAGGCGGATATTTAAAGATGCCGGAATTCGGCACGCGTTACATCGTCCGCATATAAACAAAAACGCCCCCGACCCGGTCGCGACCCGGATCGGAGGCAATACCAGCCCCGAACGACCAAGTAAGGGGGAGGTGTGTTCATTATAGCACACCCTCCTCCCCTTTGGCAACAATGAGAGGAGGATTTTTTATGCCCAAACAACGCAACGCCAACCGCATGGGCTCCATCCGCAAGCGCGCCGACGGGCGCTGGGAGGGCCGCTACACCGACCCGATGGGCCGTCAGCGGTCCGTGTACGGCAAGGCCCAGAAGGAGGTCGCCGTCGCCCTCCGGCAGATCCAGCGGGACATGGACACCGGCAGCTGGATCGAGCCTAACCGCATGACCCTGTCTGAATGGATCGACACCTGGTTGACCGACTACGCCGAGAACACGGACAAGACCCGGAACTACTACCGCCGGATCTGTACGCTGTACGTCCTGCCCGTCCTGGGGGATCTCCGCCTGTCGGCGCTCACCTCGCTCCACATACGCCGGATGCTCCGGCAGCTCCAGGGGCGCAAGGGCGAGGACGCCCTCAGCTCCACCACCGTGGCCCAAGCCCTGGCGGTGCTCCGGATCGCCCTCAACCGGGCCATGGGCGCCAAGCTGATCGCCACGAACCCCGCCAACGACGTCCCGGCGCCCCGACGGGACAAGACCGAAATGCACATCATAGACCGGCCCATGATCCCCGATTTCGTCGCCGCCGCCCAGCGGACCCACTACCCCGAGGCGCTGATCCTGCTGCTCCAGACCGGCCTCCGCTCCGGAGAGCTCCGGGGGCTGACCTGGGACGACATCGACGAGGCCCACTCCACCATATACGTCCGGCACCAGCTGGACCTGCCCAAGGCCGGCTCCCCTGCCCTCCGGCCGCCCAAGGACAACAGCTCCCGGGCCATCGTCGTGGGGCCCGAGGTCCTGGCCACGCTGAAGGCCCAGCGTCGCCGCCTGGCCGAGCACCGCCTGAAGGCGGGGAGCGCCTGGCGGGACGACCCCTTCGCCGAGGCCCTGGTCGTCCGGTCGATCTACGGCAACCCCATGGACGCCAAGACCCTGTACAGGGCCGTCAAGACCGTCTCCGAGGCCATGGACGTTCCTGGCCTCCACCCCCATGACCTCCGCCACTCCTACGCCGTGGCCGCCCTCCGGGCCGGGGCCGACATCAAAACGGTCCAGCACAACCTCGGCCACGCTACCGCCAAGATGACCATGGACGTCTACGCCGCCTATACCACCGATGCCGCCCAGGCCGCCGCGGCAAAAATGTCCGCCTACTGGGCCGACGCCACTAATTAGGGTCAAAATTAGGGTCAAACTCCGCGCTGGATGCCCGGAAGGCCCGGAAATACGGGGGAGTTTGAGGGGGTGGATATTAACGAATATTTAATCACGGGCACAAATTCAGACTGAATAAGCCTTATATAATAACCGTTTTGACAGTCTATTGAAGTCTATCTAAATCAACTGTTTAGGGTCAAAATAGGGTCAAAAAATCCGCCCCCCGAGGTCATACCTCGGGGGCTTTTCTTATTCCATGTCGTCGGGCGGGTCTTCCTTGTCCCGCATGGCCTCCAGCGCGCGCTGCATCTTCTTCGGGAACACCACGCCCATGAGTGCGGCGTTCTCCAGTATACTCAGGCCCTCGTTGGCAATGTAGTAGAGGACCAGGCTTGACTGGAAGACGCTGCTCCCGTTGCCGATGGCTTTGTCCAGCATCGTGGCCACCAGCACCAGCAGCATGATGAAGCCCTTTTTCGCTATGCCGATGAAACCGATCTTCGAGGACAGGCCGCCGCCCTCGGTCTTCGGGCTCTTGCCGCACCAGGCGACGATCCACCCGCTGATATAGTCGGTCGCCATCATCACGCACAGTATTGTCAGCATCGTGTTCCACTCTCCGAACAGGCCGCAGATCGCGCCGGCGGCGGCGGCCATGGCCTTCAAGATCTTATCCCATGTCATGTTATTCATGTTATTCATGTTATTCATCTCCTTCAAGGTCATACCAAGCAGAAGTGTACCCCTCCGGCCCCTCGGACGTGATGTCCACGCCGGGGGCGTCGTAGTCGATCAGGTCGGGGTCGGGCAGGCGTGCCCGCACGATGATGACGGCCACCACCAGCACCGCTGCCAGCAGGGCCACGATCACCGCCCAACGCAGCACGGCGCATAGAATGAGGTCGGCGCGCGCGACGCCGACCTGGATCATTCGGTCAGTCATTCAGTTGTCAGATCCTCCTTATGCGTACTTCCTGTAGCTGTGCTTTACCTCGGTCTTGTCCAGCACCACATACTGCATCGTCGTGTCCAGTTTGTCATGGCCCAGGATGGCCGCGACCTCCTGGATGGGCATACCGTGCCGGATCAGGTTGGTGGCCAGTGTCCGCCTAAACTTGTGCGGGTGAACGTGATCGACGTGGGCGGTCCCGGCCAGCTTCACCAGCATGGCCCGCACGCCCTGGGGCGAGATCCGCTCCGTCCCCTTCCCCGCGAACAGCGCCGGGGAATCGTCGGTGCGCTGGCCCAGGTATTCCCTGATCAGCATCCCGGCCACGGCGGTCAGGTAGACCGTGCGCTCCTTGTTGCCCTTGCCCAGCACCGTGCACTCCAGGCTGGCCAGGTCTACATCGTCCCGGTTGAGCTGTGTCATCTCGGAGATACGGCAGCCGGTTGACCCCAGGAAGGCGATGATCGCCCGGTCCCGGATCGTCGCGCAATTCTGCCTCAGCCTCTCCATGTCGATGTCGCTGTAGGTGATCTTGATTTTCTTCGCGCATTTGATCGCGCCCAGGTTCGCGGTCGGGTTCGTCTTGATCAGGCTCTCCCGCTGGAGCCAGTTGAAGTAGGCGCTGAACACCTGCCGGTTGCCCTCCAGGGTGCTGTCCGCGATGCCCCGCGCTTTTTCCGTGGCCAGATATTGACGCAGGTGGTACACCGTGATTTCCCGCGTGGAGACCTTTACGGTCTGCATCATCCGCCGGATGATGTACTTGTAGCGCTCTATGGTCTTTACGCTGCGCCCCTGGATCTGCATCGCGGCCATGTAGGCGTCCAGCAGGTCGTCCTTCGAGTCGTTCATCTGGTCGAGCTGCTGGACGTCGAAGTGCGTCAACTGGTCGGCCACCGCCGCAAGCACCTTCTGCATGTCTGCGGCGGTGATCTGGGTGGATAGTTCATGTTCAAGTCCTCGCAACATGGTTACCTTTGCTTCAATCGCCATATTATCACCTCCACCCACATTATAGTCATATATACGACTATAGTCAAGTCTTTTTTGAGACTTGACAGTGGCGACCCCATTTGTTATTATGGAGTATGAGGTGATACGCGATGATAGTCTATGATGATATACTGCCGCGCCTGTCCCGTATGGGCTGGAGCACCTATCGCCTGGCAAAGGAGCACATCCTGTCGCCGGCGACCATCGACCGCATCCGCAATGGGCAGCCGGTCAATCTCACCACTATCGACACGATCTGTCGCTTGTTGGATTGCCAGCCTGGGGACATATTGAACTACGAACCGGACACGACAGAGGAGCAGGTTTAACGCCTGCTCCTCGTTTTTCACTTAACGACCTTCACGGCCTTCGGCTCAATGCCCAGGCGCTCGGCGGTGGCCCTGTCCATCTCCTCGTAGAACTTGCGGCACCGGCTGTAGACCACTTTGCCGTCCTCGAAGCTGCTGATCCTGGACACGCCCATCTCGCACAGCCATTCGGCCCAGGTGGGATAGCGCGGCTCCGGGTTGTCCTTCGCCCACGCCTGCACCTCCTGTTCTACGGCCTCGGTCTCGTTGGTCATGCGCACGATCATCTGGGCTGCCAGATCATCGGGCATACGTCTGATCGTCGAAATTACCTCAGTGAAACTCGCCATAAATCCCTCTCCCTTCGCGTGTCGTTATTGATTTATTGCGTCCTATGTCATTTAGGGTGTTATTTAAACTCATATTCAATTACTTGGGGCTGTGTATTGGCTCCACGTAACAGACCCATCATTGTTAAATACAAGCAGTCGGCGAACCCCGCCAACAACCAAAACGCATTGCAACGTGTTACTGTCACCTAAGAGCATCTGGCCAGACTCCTGTGCCGAAATCTGATTGCCAATCACAATCGTATGATTAAGACCGGGATCGCCTTTAGCGTAATAGCCTATAGCGATATTGTCTGACCCTGCGCCCTGCGATTGTCCGCTGTGTGCGCCGATCATCGTATTACGGGAACCAGTCGGGTGATTTGCGTCAGAAAAATATGCCACCCCCTGCCCAATCGCTACGTTATTGTCGCCAGCGGTCGCGCTCTGCATTGCTCGACATCCGATGGCAACATTATAACTGCCCTGCCCAATTGTCATCAATGCATCCTCACCAACTGCCGTGTTTGCGCTCCCGGTTGTCCCGGCAAACATAGCCTGAAAACCACAGGCCGTATTATGATTGCCCGTGGTATTGTGTTGCATCGCGTTTGACCCGATAGCCACATTATATCGACCGCTCTGATCGTCAGTTTCAAGGTCGACCTCAATATCAGCCAAAGCATACGGGCCAACTGCAACATTCTTTTCAACCCCACCAACAACAGGGCAAGCGTTTTTCCCTACTATTGTGTTGTCGGTCGTGTTAATAATCCGGCCAGTCTTTGAGTCAATCATATTATTGACCTCGTCCTCAGTTTCAGCCGATAAAAACCCTATAGCATACGGGATATATACGGACGGGTAGCTTTCGCCAAGCACAAGCATTTTATGAGTTTCGGTATCATCACAGTTGATTCGTGCAAATGCCACGGAATCCGACTTTATCAGGATAGCAACATTTCCGCGAGAACCGGAAACCGTAATGTATTCGTTGGAAGCCCCGTTTGATATATTACTCAGGAAACTTTGGTTTGCATCATAAACCGCGCCCCAAGCTGTGGTGAAGTTGAACGGCGCATAAATATAATATGTTTTCCCAGACTCAACCGGGACGAAACCGCTGACGCACAGAGACGCATTAGCTGTTTCCGCGCCGCCAACAACTATCGTTTTTGCCTTAAATTCTGTCGGATTGGCCTTATTCGCACTAACTATGCCGACAAGTCCGTTAGCGTACCGTATATCACTAATTTGGCTCTTTAAATCAACAACCTGTTCCCCCAGATCCTCGACGTCCTCCGCACTCCCGGCCCCGATGTTCTCCCTCGCTTGTTCCTGCTGGGCCTCCGTCAACGTCTGCTCCTGCGCAAACGAAACGGCCTCTTTGTCGCGCACGTCATATTGTACGCCATCCACGACAATGTGGTCCGTATACGCCATATCAATTACCTCCTTCTGCTATGTTGGTAAATACGATCCCCGTGCCGACCACTGAAACCTCTACGCCGGGGCCGCGGGCACCGGGATCGCCAGGATTGCCGTCCATAACGTCAAACGAGTGTACACCGTCCACATCCGTGATCGTGACCCTGTGCCCGCCGGTGATGTCTGTCACATCTACAGTCGGACTTATCCCTTCGATCACGCGCACCTGCTCCGGCGTGAGGTCCAGTGCCGCGCCGCCTCCGGACATACTCAGCGGCACGCTCTGGCCGCCCTGCTGTATGCTAATCGGTATCGTCTGCATAGCTGATCTCCCTCTCCAACAGCGCCCGGTCAATGGTCAACTGCCCGATGCCGGAGGCGTCCACCTCGCCCTGGTCGTCAATGCACTTCACCTGCACCTCGACCTCCCCGACCTTGTACCGCAGCGTCTCGGCCTGAGTCAATGAGAAGGCGATGGTGGAACCGCTCTCATCCGCCACGATGGTCAGCCTGTCGCCGGTCAGCGTAGTCTTCACCCCGCCCTGGGCGAGGGTGACGTACACCGTCTTCCCGGTCAGGTCGTAGCCCTCCAGCGTCAGGGTATACTCCGGCGTGGTCCCGCGTACAGCACCCATCAGACCGTCACCACCTTGCAGTATTTGGAGGACACCCAGGCGTTGCGGCCCTGGTACTCCACCAGGTACCAGTCGCGCCCGTCCACCTGCCGGGTCTCGCCGCCATAGGGCAACGTGTCGCCCTTGTGGACCACGCCAAGCACCTTCGTGCCGGTAGTTCCCGGCGCGGTGCGCACGTTCAGGCTGGCGGTGATCTTCACCACCTTCGCCGCGCCGATGGAGGTCAACGCCTTGCGGGTGGCCTCGTCATAGATGCCCGTCACAGGCAGCCCCGCCGCTGCCTGGAACGCCATAACGGCCTTCTCGGTCTCCTCGCCGAAGTCCCCGTCCGCGCCCCACTCCGGGAGGCAGTCGAGCTTCCAAAGCAGCAGCGCCCGCTGCATCTTCTCCACGGCGCTGCCATCGTCGCCCCTGTGAAGCCCCTCTGGTTCAGCGGGCACGACCACCGCCCCTCCGCTGATGGGCGTGAGCACCGGCGCGGTCTTGGGCCTCACGCTCTTGCCGTAGGTGATGTTCGTGGCCCCGTGGTGGCTCTCGTACAGCAGCACGTCGCCGGGGAGCAGGTAGGAGGAGCTGGTCAGGTACTTCTTATCGGTCAGGGCCACGAAGCCCGCCCGGACGAAGCGGGACTTCATGTTGCCGCTGTAGGTGTCCATGGGCAGGTCCTGCAGCGCCTTGATGCCCAGCAGGTAGCCTGCCGCCTTGCAGTTGGCAGTCACGCCCGCCGTGCAGTCCTCCTCGCAGGCCGTGGTGATCTTCGACGGGTCATACCCCGCCTTCTCCATCTGCGTCCAGTAGGACTTGCGCTGGTACTGGTCGTAGCCGATCCTGTCGTTCAGCGCCGCCGCGATGCCCAGCTGGGCGATCTTCAGCCCCACAACCGGGTCGGGCCAGCGGAGCACCACGGTCCAGGGGCGGCTGTACCAGCCCTTCAGCTCGAACTCGTGGCCGGTCTGGTCCCCCGCCGCCCCGCCGTGGTACTTGTTGTTCTCGTCGTGGCCGGAGTTGGCGATGTAGTGCTTGCCGGTCGACATGATGTATTTCTTGAAGTCAATGGCCATGGTATCTCCTCCTTATATCGCCGTTCCTGTGAGTTTGTAGACCGTGCCGATGGTCGGCGTGGCGGACGCGCCGGACCAGCCGCTCAATGTCCAAGTGTATACCTCAGAAGCGCCGGTAAACGCCATGAAACGCCAGCTTGACGCATTGGTGCGGGAGGCTATGGCGGTACACCACGCCCGCACCTTGTCCCCAGACAGAAGCCCAACATTGTCCGGGCTGAGCCAGAGCATGGCCGATCCGGGCACGGCCACCCTGGCCATGATCGGGTACATGTCCTCCAGCGTCCACGTTCCGTTGAAGGCCAGGGACACGTTCAGGTTTTCCGGGGTGATTCCCAGGTTGGCCCTTGTCCTGGCGGGGTCGCTGGGGTTCAGAGCGCCATCCACGTTCAGCGTGAGGCCGCTGTAGGTCATGGCGCCGGTCTGTTCGTCCCCGCTCAGGTCCGTGTACGTGGCGGTGAAGTTCAAGCCCCCGTCCGTCGCGGTGACGTCCACGCGCTTCACGTTCGCCTCCAGGCCGTTCCGGGAGAGCTCCAGCGTGTGGTCGTCCGTCGAGTTCAGCTCGTCCCCGACGGCCAACTTGATGCTCTCGGGCCCCATCTCGAAGGAGGAATCGCCTTCGTAGGCGCCGCCGGGCGCGGACCATGTGTACAGTTCTACGGAGGCGTCCTCCATGTCCAGGCTGGCATACACCGTGTCCGTCGTCCCTGAGCGGTTCGTCAGGTGTACGGCGTCCTGACCTTGCAAGGTCAACGCCCCGGAACCGGCCCGCACACTGCCGCCGTTGTAGCCGCCGATGACAGCCAGCATATTCCTCCAAGCGGACTGACCCGTGCCGTCCCTACCCCAATACTGGATGCTCACCTGGCCGTCGGACAGGATCGCGCGGGTCAGCCGGTCCTGGGAGTACGTGGCCACGCTGCCCTCGGTGATGTCCACGCCGGTGTTGTTGAGCGTGCAGATCACGTTTCCGCTGGCGTCCAGCACCCGCATGGTGCCGTTCTCGTTGTTCAGCCCGCCCAACGTCAGCAGGCCGCTGTAGATGTAGCTGGCGTTGATGAACAGCTGCCCGTCCTGGGTGAGGAACAGCCCCTGAGCCGCGCCGTTCCCGGTCAGGCGGTCGAAGACCTCCTGCTGGGTCAGGGAGTGGTCCAAAGCCTCGGAGATCTGCCGGGCGTAGGCCCGGGCCGCCAGCAGGGCCTTGTTGGCCGCGCCACCGATGTACGGGTACTCGTCGGCCAGCTCGCCGCCCTGGGGCGCGGACAGGTTTCCAGTGAAGCCGGGGCCATAGGCGGCCACCTCGCTGTGGAGCACGGAGGCCACCTCGCCGCCGGCGCCCGCCCGGACGTAGTCGCCCAGCTCCGCCGCCGGGTCGTACACGGCCCCGGCCAGGTCGAAGGGCCGGAAGGTCAGGCCCACCAACTGGTCGAAGAGGGGCTGGAGGAAGGCGGCGTTCTCGCCGATGTCGATCACGGTGCCGGTGTCGTCCCCCAGGATGGCGCCCTCCTCCCCGCCGTAGCGTATGCCGGTGACGGTGGAGGCGGGGTGCACGGAGATGCCGCCGGTCACGCCGCCCACGTCCAGGGCGTCGGCGGTGGCCGTGGAGGCGTCGGCGGCGTCCAGAAGGGGCACCAGTCGCAGCCGGTTCGCCGGGGTGATGATCCAGTTGCCGCCGTTGGCCACGGCGATGCGGGCCAGCGTGTCGCGGATGGTCTCCCCCTCGGAAAGGCTGTCGATGACGTAGGCCGCGCCGGTGGCGATGTCGTTCCGCCCGTCCAGCTCCACGCCCAGCAGCCCGGCCAGGGCCTCCGCGGCGTCCGCCATGCTCATGGGCAGGTCGCCCTCGGCGAGCTCCCACAGGGCGTTGGCCTTCAGCAGCGCGTCGTAACACTCCAGGGAGAGGATGCCCGTCACGGGGTCCACGGACCGGCGGGAGATGTAGAAGGTCCCCGCGGGCAGCCACTCGGAGGTAGTCACGCCGTCCGTCAGGCGGACCTTCAGCAGCACCTCAGCCGCCCGGGGGATGCTGTTCCCGGTCCGGATAGACAGGGCGCAGGAGGCGCTGACGGCGTTGCCCACGGACAGCCCGCCCTGCATCAGGGCCCGGTTGACCACCGGGGCGACGGGGAGGTCGTCGTAGGTCGTGCCGCCGATCTCGGCCACGGCCTTCAGATACACGCTATCGCCGTACTCGTTCAGGTGGCCGCTCTCATAGATGACGGTTCTCCCACTGTACACCCGCACCGACTGCCGCACATCGGAGTCAAAGACCATCTGGCCGCCGGAGTACAGCTGGATCCGCTGGCCTTCCCCGGTCCGGTAGATCTCCCCGTTCCCGGAGTATATGGCGAGCGTCTGCGTCCCCGGCGTGTAGTCCGGGGAAATCAGGCGGGCCACAAGGGCCTTCCAGGTCGCACTGGTCTGTTGCATAGGCTCACCTCTCCGTCATGTTGAACGTCACGCCGTCGTAGTAGGGCGCGCCGGTCTCCCGGTTGTAGCGCTGGGCGCCGAAGGGGCGCTCGGACGTGTAGAAGGACTTGGTCACCTGCGTGCCGGTGGTGGGGTCGATGACCGAGGCATTGTAGTAGGTGCCCTTGATGTCGGCGGCCAGCTGCTGCATCTGCTCCTGCTGGAGGCGCAGCAGCTTCACGGTCACCTTCATCTTCGTGGCCACCCGCGTGCGGTACATCAGCCCGCTCTGCACGTCGCGGCCGCTGCCGTCGGCGTCCAGGTCGTTATTGACGATGTTCAGCTCCTCCACCAGCGGCGCGTAGTCGTGGCCGTTGATGATCAATACCGGTGCCGCCATGTTATTACACCCCCGTAAGCGGCGACGCTCCAAACATCTGCGTGCGCCGGTTGATGTCGTTGATGAGCTGCTGGGCGGTCAGGCCGCCGGTGGGGTTCGTCGGCTGAGCCCTGCCGCTGGCCTGCATGGCCGCCACGATCTGGGCGGCCACGGAGATGATGGTCTGGATCAGGTCCTCGTTGTTGGCGTTCAGCGTGTTCTGGATGTCCTCGCCGGTCCGGGCCACCTGGGCGGCCACCTCGTAGGGCATGACGGTGCCGGTGGCCATGGCCGGCATGCGGAAGGTCAGCCCCCGCAGCGCCGCCACCATGCCGCCGTAGACAGCGGCATACATGGTCTGGGCCAGCTGGGACTTGTTGAGGATCTCCGTCCTGCCGTTGATGTGGCCCATGATCTCCGGCCCGGCCTCCCCCGCCACGAATACGGTGCCATGGGCCCGGGTGGTGCCGGCGGCGTAGTGGGGCACGCTGCCCAGGTACCGGGCCAGCCCGCCGGAGATGACGCCGCCGGAGGCGAAACGGCGCACGCCGCCCGCGTTGGTGACGATGCCGCCGGTGGCCAGCTTGATGCCCAGCTTCCCCGCCGCCGTCTTCAGGGCGGAGGCCACGGAGCTGAGGGTCAGGGAGATGCCCACCTTGCCGTTCTTGTTGCCGGTAATGAACGAGAGTATGGAGCTCCAGCCGCTCTTTTTCAGGCTGGTGGCCACGGTGACAGCGGTGCCCACGAACTTGCCGATGGTGCTCCAGCCGTTCTTCTTCAGGCTGGTGAGCACCTTGACCGACGTGCCCACGAACTTGGCGATGCTGCTCCAGCCGGCCTTCTTCAGCTTCGTCAGCACCGTGACCGCCGTGCCGACGAAGTTGGCGATGGTGGTCCACTTGTTCTTCACCAGGCTGATCAGCGCCGAGAGCGGGTTGTCGATGCCCAACCAGCTGGTGATCGAGGTCCAGCCACTCTTGGCGACGCCGATGAGGGCCGTCAGCGGGGTGTCGATGCCGAGCAGCTGCTTTGTCGTCGGAGAGTTGGGGGCCAGCTCGGGGGTGATGTCTATCGGTGCTTTCGGATGCAACTTGTTCCAGTCTACGATAAACTCGGCGGCCATCTGAGGCACGGACCCCTCCTCTGCTTCAGGAGAGACAGGAGCCTTTGGGTGCGCCGCGTTCCACTGGCGTACAAAATCCTGGACCGTTTCCTGGATCACCTCGGGAGGCAGATCCGGGAGCAAGTCAACATCCAGATACCAGCCACCCTCGTCCAGCGTGGCCTGGAGGTTCTCTTTTAGTACGGCGAGTTTGGCCCGATCAAGGCGAACTTCCGGGGAAACGTTCAGCTCGATATTTCGTTCCTCAATAGCCTTTTTCGTTTCCTCGATGCCGTCACCGAAGATGAGCTCGATGAGGATATTACCGAGGGCCCGGAAGGCAGACACAAGGAAATTCCAAATCGCCTGAGCGATACCTGGCCAATCAAGGCCAGCCATAAAACCCTTTATCCCGTTTACTATACCCTCAGTCGGAAGTCCGTCAAACAGTTCCTTCCCGAACACGAACAGGCCCTTGACCGCCTCGGATATGGCCGTACCCGCTTTCATCCAGAGCGTCGGGTCATCAAAAAAGCCCTTGATCGCGTCCGCGAAGCCCTGCCCGGCTGTCCCGAAGTTGAACTGAGACAGCGCAGCCACCAGCCACGTCAGGGCCGATTTCAGCGATTCGGACAGCATCCGGCCCAGGTCGGTCCAATTCACGGCGCCGATCAGGTTGTTGATCGTGTCGGAGAACGTCTTTCCAGCGTCCTCCCAACTGAAGGCCGCCAGGGCAGACCGCAGAGCCGTCACCGTACCATTCAGGAGCGTGGCCAGGTCTCCGCCCAGCTGGGCCCATTTCACCTTGGTCAGCAGGCCGCTGACCGCGTTACCGAAGGCCGTGCCCGCGTCCCCCCAACTGAACTCCTTAAGCGCAGAATGGAGCGCGTCCAGGGCGCTGTTGAGCAGCTGGGCAAGGGAGCCGCCCAGTTCCGCCCACTTGACGGTCACGAGGATCTTATTGATCGAGGCAGCGAAGGTCTTTCCCGCGTCCCCCCAGTCGAAGGCGGACAACGCCGAGCGCAGGGCTTCCATGGTGCTGTTGAGCAGCTGAGCAAGGCTACCGCCCAGCTCCGCCCATTTGACCTTTGTGGTCAAGCTGGAAACAGCTGCCCCGAAAGTCTTTCCTGCGTCGGCCCAGTCGAAGGAGGTGATCGCGGATTTCAGCGCTTCCACCGTGCCGTTGATCAGACCGGCAAGATCCCCGCCCAGCTGGGCCCACTTGACCGTGGTCAGCAGCCCGGTCACGGCCTTGGCGAAGGCCGCCCCGGCGTCGCCCCATTGGAAATTCTCCACCGCGCCCTTGAGCAGGCCGATCACCACATTCATCCTGTTGGCGAACAGCTGGCCTACCTCGTCCCAGGGCACGGTCTTGACCAGGCCGTTCAGGCCGTCGGCGAAGCCCTTCCCGATATTCTGCCAATTAATGCCGGTCAGCAGCAGGTTGGCGGTCTTGACCAGGGTGTTGATGCCTTCGCCGAAGGTCTCGCCGATCAATTTCCAGTCGATGCCGTCCACCAGGCCGTTGATGATGCCGGTGATCCCAGTGACGACCTCGGTGATCTTCGTCCCCAGGCTGTCCCAGGAAATCAAATTCCTGGCGACTTCAAAACCCTTGTTGATGACGCCGGCGATCTCCCGGCCGATGCCTTCATAGTCGGCATTGGCCCACATTTCCTTGAGCTTTGCCACGAAGTCGACGATGCCGCCGGAGATCTCCTCGGTCTCATAGCTGAGGCCGCCGCCTCCGCCGCCACCGCCGCCGCCACCGCCGGAGTCTTTGTCCTTATCGGTCAGGATCTCCAGCTGGTCGAAGCCCGCCAGCTGCCGGTTCAGATCCTTGACGTCCTTGGCCGCGCCACTGGCCGCGCTGCCGGTGGCATTCAGCCCGGACACGGCCTTCTGATAGGATTTCTGCCCGGTGAGGGCCGCGATCAACGCCCCTACTGCGTTTATGGCGCTGGTCAGCATGTTGATCAGCTTGGTCAGGGCCGGAGCCACCGCCGTGACGATGGGGGCGAAGGCCGAGCCGAGGGCGCCCTTCAGAGCGCTCAGAGCGCCACGCAGGCTATCCATGGCGGACTTGACGCGGGGGTTACGCTTTTCGATTTCCCCCAAACCTTCGGCCACGGCGGACCGCAGCCGACGGAACAGGGCGAACAGGCCGCGGATGCCCAGGCCGTAGCGCAGGAGCATCATGAGGCCCTGTTTCAGACCGTTACTCCCCCGCTGGCTCTCTCTGTTGAAGCCCAGCAGGGATTTCAGCCCGCCGCCGATCATACCGCCCAGCTTCTTGATACCGGACTTCATGGCGTTGGCCGCCAGCTTCGCCAGTTGAATCGCAGCATTCTTCGCGCCCTGGGCCAGCTTACGCAGGTAGGACAGGGCCGCACCGCCGGCCATTTTCGCCACAGAGGCCCCGGCCTTCGCCGCGTGTCCCGCCAGCTTCAGGAAGCCGCCGGCGGCCTTCCCCACGGCGGCACCAAGGGCCGCCCAGCCACCGCCGGCAGCACCCACAGCGGCCACTTCCTCGACACCCTGGGCGGCGTTCTCGCCCGCCTGGGCCGTGCCCGTCAGCTGAGCCTGGAGCGCCGCCAGGCGCTCCTTCATGTAGTCGATCTCCACGCTGGAGTTCCGGAAGGCGGCGGTGTCCTCGAAGACCCCGAAGGCGTCAGCAGCCTCCTGGGCCACGCGGTTCATCTCCTCGGAGAGCTGCTCCAGGGCCTGCTCCTCGTCCTCCCAGGGCATAAGGTCCGCGCCGGTATTGTTCTGCTTGAACTTCTCCTGGGCCTGTCCAACAGCGTCCTCACGGGCGGCCTCGAACTTCTCGCGGGCCTTCTCCTGGCGCTCCTCCATCTTGCGGATGGCGTCGGAGGTCCGCAGGATCTCCCTGGCCAGGGCGGCCTGGTCGCCGGTCATGGCCTTAGCGGCGCCCCGGGCCCGGTTCATGGCCTGGACGTAGCCGCCCACGCTGGACGACATGCGCTGCCCTGCCTGGTTGGCCGCCTTGTTCATGTTGTTGACCATGGACACGAACTCACGCGCGCCGATTTTCGATTTATCATTTTTGATGCTGGTATCAACGATTACAGCGCCGTCGACCACACCAGATGCCATGAGATCACCCGCCTAATATGGATTTGAGGGCCTCCTGTTCCGCCAGCTCCTCCTCGGTGTACCGGGGCTTCAGCTCGCAGATGGAGGCGTTGTTCTTCCAAAATTCCTGTTCGTGCTTTTCCAGCTTCTTCCTGTGCTTGCCGTACTTCTTCTGGCGCAGGCCCAGCACGGTGGCATAGGTGGTGTCCCGGATCTCCATGAAGAAGCCCAGGAAGGTCCACCAGTGCATGTACTCCACAGACCGCACCTCGAAGCCCGCCGCCCGGTTTACCGCCGGGAAGATCAGCGGCGCGTCCTGGGCCCAGTCCATCGTCCGGGGAGACGGTCCGCCGGAGCTGTCGTTCCCGTGGTCGATGAAGGCGATGGCGGCGTCGAAGGCCGCCTGGAGATCCTCCGGCGGGATGTCCTCGAAGTCCGGGTAGAGGTTGTGAAGGCAGATGTAGGCCTTCTCCTCGTCGGTGACGTCCGGGTCCTCGAAGGCCGACAGCGTCCGCAGCACGTCCCGGTAGTCGCTGTGGATGGGCCAGGACCGCCCGCCGAATTCCAGGGACGTGGGAAGGTCGAAGATCATTTCAAGTACTTCCTGGCCTTCTTGGACAGGGCCTTGGTCTCGGTGTCGAACTGGGCGCCGATGAACGCGCCCACCTGCTGCAGCACCTGGGTGGCGTAGAACTCGCCGTTCACGGGGCTGAAGGGGTGCATCCGGCCAAAGAAGGCCGCCGCCGCGTCGTCGCTGTTGAACAGCTCGTTCACGGCCTCGGACAGGCGCCGCTCGGCCTCCTTTAGAGCTTCCGTCAACTTGGGATCCTCCAGGTCCGCCGCCCCGTCGCCGTCCAGCGGGATGGCCTCCAGGGGCTCGGTGATGCTGGCGAAGCGGTCCGCCAGGCGGTTGAAGCGCTCGATGATGCCGATGTCGGTGGGGTGGAACCGGAACGCGCCGATCTCCTCCCCCTCCGTATTCATGATCGGGACGCGGCGGCTGCCGTCGTCCACGGTGATGGCGAAATTCATATTCTTCATGTTGCTTGTCATGGTATTACCTCCCGAAATAGGTCAGTCCCGCGTCGAAGTGGCGCGGGACTGTTGGTTGGTTCGGTTAAGCGACCGCCGCCCAGCTGGCCGGGGTGGAGCCGGCGGCCGGGGTGAAGTTGCCCAGCACCTTCTCGCCCACGTAGTGGACCTCGAAGGGGATCTGGTAGCCGGTGGTGTCGCCGCCGTAGCTGGTAGGCACCACATAGACCTCCTGGCGGTAGGCCACGAAGGTGCCCTGGCTGGTGCCGGCCTCCCACAGGTGCACCTCGTAGGCGTAGGTCTTCAGGCTGTCGTCGGTCTTCTGGCCGTCGATGATGGCC